CATGGCCGAGGCACAGCTGCTTGAGCTCAATGCCAGCGCCGCTGACGCGCTGGTGGCCGCCGGCCTGGCTGAGCCGGTAGCCCCCGAGCCCGAGGTGCCCGAGTCATGAGCTACGCCAGCCAGGCCGACATGGAGGATCGCTTTGGCGCCACCGAGCTGGCCCAGCGCACCGACCGCACCAATGGCGCTGTCATTGACACGGTGGTGCTGGGCCGCGCGCTGGCAGATGCCGACAGCGAGATCGACGGCTACCTGGCCACGCGCTACACGCTGCCGCTGCCCAGCACGCCGCCGGTGGTCAACCGCCTGGCCTGCGAAATTGCCCGCTACCGTCTCTTCGACGACGGCGTGCCCGAGACAGTGCGCGTGCGCTATCAAGATGCTGTGAGCCTGCTCAAGCGCCTGAGCAGCGGCGAGGTGCAGCTGGCCGGCATCAGCCCGGTGGTGGTGGCGGGTGGCACGGGCAATGCCGTGGCCACGCGCACCGCGCCCAAGCAGTTTGACGGCATCAGCCTGGGGGTGTACTGATGTCCATCACCAACCTGATGATGCTGGAGCCGCTGCTGCAGGCCCGCCTGCAAGAGCAGCTGGCCGACATCACCCCAAAGGTGCACGTGCTGGCTGCGTCTGACCTGGCGGGTGTCACCGAGGCCACGCAGGTGACCCCGGCGGTGCACCTGCTGTACCGGCGCTACAGCATTACCGAGAGCCGCGCCGACGGCCGTGCCGCGCGTATGGAGCAAAGCTGGCTGGCCGTAGTGGCCACGCGCAATGTGCGAAACCTGCGCAGCGGTGCGGCCGCCCGTGCCGACGCGGGCCTGATCGCCCGCCGGGTGGCTAGCGCGCTGATGGGCTTTGTGCCCGCCCTGGGCATCAAGCCACTGCGCCTCACCACTGCCCCCGACGCTGGCAACAGCGGCGGCTACCAATACCTGCCGCTGGCCTTTGCGACAGAGCTGGTGCTGGACTGATTTTTAACCTGGAGCAATGACATGACTGATACTGTTTACTACCCCTACCTTGGCAGCGGCAAAATTTACGCCCGTGTGGCGGGCGCATCCGCCGGCCTGATGTACATCGGCAACGCCAGCAAACTTGAGCTGGCCGTGGCCGAAGACAAGCAAAAGCTCAAAGACTTTTCCAAGCCCGGCGGCGGCACCTATGCCACCGTCAGCCGCGTCAGCGAGGCCACGCTGAGCATGACCCTGGCCGACCTCAATAAAACCAACGTGGCCCGGGCGCTGTTTGGCACCGAGAGCGCCATTGTGGGCGCGACCGTGGTCGATGAAGTGGTCACGGCCTACAAAAGTGCCATCGTGCCGCTGCTGCACCCGAACCCCACGGCGGTGACGGTGACAGACAGCACGGCGGTGACAACCTTTTCAGCCGTCACCGACTACGAGGTGCGCGCCGGTGGCATCTACATCCTCCCCACCGGGACGATCACCGATGCGCAAAGCCTGAAAGTGGACTACACCTACGCCGCTTACGACAAGGTCGAGGCCATGACCAGCTCGTCGATCACGCTGGAGCTGCACTTTGAGGGCCTCAACGAGGCCAACAGCGGCAAGCCGGTGATTGTGGACGTGTACCGCGCCCAGCTGAGCCCCACCAAGGCACTCAGCCTGCTCGGAGAGACATTTGCCGAGCTGGAAGTGGAGGCCGAAATACTGGCCGACACCAGCAAAACGGGCACCGGTATCAGCCAGTATTTCCGGGTCAAGCTGGCTTGACGGGTCGATAGCTCGACAGCCTCATACCTGGGGTCAGACCACTCGCTAAGCGACGTGCTCTGACCCCATTTAACTAGCCCCCCAAGAAAGACACTCTCATGGCCATCAAGCCGGTCGAAATCCTGATCAAGGCCAAAGACGAAACCTCCAGCGTCTTTAGCTCGATGGGGGCCAAGCTGACATCGGTCGGCATTGCCATTGCCGGCTACTTTGGCATCAGCGCCTTTGCCGGTGCCGTCAGGGGCGCGGCGGATCTGGAAACCGGCATGAGCCGGGTGCAGGCGGCCACCGGCGCCAGCGCCGATGAAATGGTGCTGCTGCGCAAGGCCGCCGAAGAGGCTGGCGCCACCACCAAATACACCAGCACCGACGCCGCAGGCGCGCTGGAAACGCTGGCCAAAGCGGGTTTGAGCGCCAAAGACGCCATTGCCACTTTGCCCGCCGTGCTAAATCTGGCACAGGCCGGCGACATTGATCTTGGCGTCGCCAGCGAGTACGTCACAAAATCGGTCATGGGCATGGGCCTGGCCTTTACCGACGCGGGCCGAGTGGCTGATGTGCTGGCGCTGGGCGCCAATGCCACCAACACCAGCGTCACCGGTCTGGCCCAAGCCCTGAGCTACGCGGCGCCGGTAGCCAACAGCCTGGGCCTGAGCCTGGAGACCACGGTGGCGATCATCGGCAAATTTGCCGACGCCGGCATCGATGCCAGCCGGGCCGGCACCGCGCTCAATGCCGTCCTGAGTCAGTTTGCCGATCCGGCCAGCCGCTTTCGCACCGAACTTGGCGCCGCCGGCATCACCACCAACAGCTTTGAGACCGCCCTGCATCAGCTGGCAGCAGCCGGCCCGGCCGGGCAAAAAGCCATTCTGGCGGTGGGCACCGAGGCCGGCCCTGCGCTGCGCGCACTACTGGGCCAGGGCATGGGCGCGCTCGATGAGCTCAAATCCAAGCTAGACAATGCCGCCGGTAGCGCCGCCGCGACGGCCAAGGTCATGCAGGACAACCTGAACGGCTCGCTCACCGGCATGAGCAGCGCCTGGGACACCCTGAAAATCGCGCTGGCCACGCCGGTGCTGCCGGTACTCAAAGACGGCGTTGACCAGCTGGCCGGCGCATTTCGCAGCGCGGTCAGCGACGGCACGATTGCCAAATTTGGCGAGGCCATTGCCACGGCGTTCCAAGCGGGTATCAAGTGGGGCCGCGACTTTCTGACGCAGATCGACTTTACCAAGGTGGCCGCCGACATGCGCGCCTTTGCCGACCAGGCAGGCGTTGCATTTACCAAAATAGGCGAGTACGCCAGCATTGCCGGCAACACCGTGCAGGCAGTCTATGGCGTCATGTCCGCCGGCGTGAATGCAGTACTGACGGTGGTCTACGGCCTGGGCGAAGCCTTTGCGGGCGTGGCCAGCAACATTCAGAGCGGCCTGGCGCTGCTGATGGACGGCCTGGCCAAGATCACTTTTGGCGGCGTGTCGGCCTCATTCAAACAGGCGGCCGCCGAGGTACGCCTGTCCGCCGAGGCCACCTGGGCCGCCAGCGAGGCCTTTGCGCAAAAAGGCCAGCAAGCTTTTAACGCCATGGCTGAAGGGGCACAAACCGCCCGCGACGGCTGGGCCGGGCTGACATCAGGCACCGCTGCCGCCACGGCCCAAATCAGCACAGCGACACCCGTGCTCAAAGGCGTGGCCGATGCACTCACAAATATCGGCAGCGCCGCCACCGATGCCGCCAACAAAGTGCAAAGCAGCGCCGACAAGCAAAAAGCGGCCACCGAGGACCTCAAGAAAAAAGCCGAAGCCGATGCCAAAGCCATTGCCGACGCCTTTTCGCGCATGGGCATCCAGACCAAGGCCGAGCTGGCCACCGTGGCCAGCGTGGCCAAACAAGACTTCGACAGCATCAAAAACAGCGGGCTGGCCACCACGGACGGGCTGGCCGCGGCCTTTAAGCGATACGCCGAGGCTGCCATTGCCGCCAACAACGGTGTGGCCCCCGAAGTGCTCAAAGCACAGGCCGCCATGTACGGCCTGCAGATACAGGCAGACCGCACCGGCCAGGCGATTATCAAAGCCATGGGTGCAGGCAAGGATTCCACTGACCGCTACACCGGCAGCGTAAACAACGCAACGCAAGCCATCGGTGGGCAAATCAAGGCCGTCGAGCGGCTGCAACAGCTCAGCTCGGACGGCTTGAAGGCCAACAAAGACGGCTCAGCCGCTGGCACCTTTGGCAATGCCGTGCCACTGGATCAGGCCAATCGTTTGCGCGATGCCACCAAAAGCGGGCAGGCTATCAACATGACCTCTGCCGAGCTGGCTGCTGCCAAAAAGCAGGCCACGGACGCGTATGAGTACATCATGGCCATGGCGCGTGCAGCGCCAGGAGTGGTGTCGACGCAAGCAATCAATGATGCGCAGGCCCTGATGAATGCTGCCAACACGGCCCGCGTGAACATCACCGACAAGCCCGCCACGGACAAGGTGACAAAGAATCCATCGCCGACAACCAGCAAGACAACATCCAGCTCGAATGAGGCGGCTGTAACCCAGCGCAGGCTTGAAGCTGCAGGCCTGACCTATACCGGGCAAACAGCCGCTGAGGCTGATCTGCAGATTGCCAGGAAGCGAGAGGCTGATGTAGCCAATCAACAACCGAGTTACGCGGGATCAACCTACACGCCCCAGACCACGTCTGCGCCCATGACGACGACGATGACACCGGCTGAATTCTTCGCCGCCGCCCAGGCTGCCAACGCCGCCGCATCTCCCGCCAAAACCTACACCGTCAACATCAACCTCGGCGGCCAGCAGACCACCATCAACACCGCCAGCGACGCCGACGCCCAAGCCCTCATCGCCCTGCTCCAACGCGCCAAGCTGAGCGCCTGACACCCAACAAAGCAACACCATGGCCATCACCCTAACTCACACCGCCAGCGCCATCACGCTCACCCTGCCCGACGCCCTGAGCTGGGCCGACGAATACACCTGGTCGCCCGTCGAGCAGACCAAGACCTACACCACCACCGGCGCGCTGCTGATCGAAGAGGGCGTCAAGCAAGCGGGCCGCCCGATCACGCTCGAAGGCAGCGAAGACCGCACCTGGTGCACGCGCGCTCTGGTGGACCAGCTGCACGCCTGGGCGCAGACGGCGGGCATGGTGCTGGTGCTCACGCTGCGCGGTGTCGCCCACAGCGTGACTTTTGACCACGAGCGCGGCGCGCTGCTGGGCCTGCCGGTACTGTTTTACGCCGACGGCGCCATTGCCAGCGACGACTGGTATGTGCCGACGCTGCGGTTCATCGAACTCTAAAAACGAAAGCCAAACGATATGCCAATCCTCTCCGGCGACATCAAGCTGGTAGCCAGCCAGGTCATGGACGACGTGCCCGAAGGCGGCGGCGCACCGACCAGCACGGTCATCCTCGACGGCGTCAGCAACGCCATTTTTCCCGACATCAGCGAAGTGGACCGTGCCGGTGGCCGGGTCAGCCTGCGCAAGCTGCACGTGAGCGTGCAGACCGCCGACACCGCCACTTACATGGGCGCCAATCTGATCGTAGCCGAGCCGCCCGAAGACCCGAACGTGAGCGTGACGCTGTTTTCCACGAGCGACACTTTCGACCGGCGCACCGCGGCGGCCAGCCGGGTGGAAAGCTACTTGAACAAAGGCCCGCTGTGGCCCGGCATTTTGTACGAAAACCACATCGCCGGCCAGCGCAGCGTGCAGATATTGCAAGAGGTGAACACCGAGCTGCCCAATATCGGGCAGACGCTGGTGCTGGTGCAGTATGAGGGGCTCAGCACGCAGATCGAGCAGTACATCCGCACCACGGCCGTCGAGTCGGTCACGCGCACGTTCTACGACAGCACCAATGCGGCTTACGAAAAGGCGGTGGTGACGCTGAGCATCAGCGACGCGCTGCGCAACGACCTCATCGGCAGCCCGGCCAGCAAGCAGCTCACGCTGGCCACCAATGCAGCTAAAGTGCGCGACACCGTGGTCGCCGATGCTGGCACGTATGTGGGTGTGGCGTCCGTGTCGCAAGCGGCCAGCCTGGGTGATTTCACGGTCAACGCCGCCTCGGTCTATACCCAATTGGTGCCCAGCGCGCAGACCGAGAGCCCCATCAGCGACGTGCGCACCAACGGCCTGAGCGCCGCGCTGGTAGCCAGCGGCGGGCCGGTCACGCAGACGATCAGCATGGGCTTCACCACCACCACCAACATGCACGTGGGCGGCCCGATTTACCCCGGCAGCCTGAGCATTGTGCGCGGCGGCATCACCGTGACCGACCAGGGCGGTCTGCTGGTAAGCGCCGCGGTGGAGGTGGGCCAGGTGGACTACGACAACGGCATTTGCAAGCTCAGCACCGACGTGTGGGGCACCGTGGCGGGCTCGCACACAGTAACCTTTACACCCGCCGCCGTGCCTGATTTGATCAGCGACCAGCGTGCCATCCGCGTCACAGCCGAGAGCCGCGCGCTCAACTACACGTTTGTCATGGACGATGTGCCGGTGCGGCGGACCTTGAGCATCAGCTACCTGGCGCAGGGGCGCTGGTATGTGCTGCGCGATGACGGCGCGGGCAAGCTCACCGGAATCAGCAGCGCCTACGGTGTGGGCACGCTCAATTACGACACCGGCGCCGTGCTGGTCACGCTG